GTTAACATTATTTTATATATTTAATTATAATCTGCTATATATTTCTATTAATTTAGCAGTATCATATGAATCGCTATCGATGTTTGTTAGTTGTTCGATGACAATTTCATTTACTGTCTTCATTGTTATATCACCACTGTATTCTTTTTCTAACTCGTCTTCTTGAGTGCGTATCAATTTAAATTCACGTACATTATATGTTTCGATAAATGTTTCGCGCAGGAATATAGCCTCTTCATAAGTTATATCAACGTCTAACACCACTTGAAGATAGGTTTTTGGCTTAAGGTACAGGTCCGGGTTAGCTAATAATGCGGATAGATTAATATTTATGAATCGCGGCCCGTCTTCATAATTAATATATTCAGGTTTGCCATCCCATTCTAAATACATTGCGCCACGCTCAAAATCCCATACATCGCTATAATTATGCCCAAACGGGTTGCCTATATATGTAATCTTACCCTTTGTTTGTCTGTTGTGGAAATGTCCCGAAAAAACCAAATCCTGGTGCGCGAAATGAGATGAATTTAACATACCGTGGTCTGGCATTTCTACCTGAGCATTCATTTTAAATCCCGGTAGTTCTAAATGCCCAAAAATATATTTAGATTTAATACTAGATACGGTCTTCCACTCTTCGTCGACTAGCCACGGTATCAGGGCAACATCGCCGTCTACTTCTATTTTATCTATTAACTTTATATTAGGGAATAAACTAGCAAATTTTATAGAAGTTATAGACCTGTTGTCGCGGAAGTAGAGATCATGATTTCCTATAGTGATATAGGTTTTAGTGAAATGATCATTTAATTTTTGGAATACCTTTATTCCGTACTCTAATGTCTGGGCATTTATTGTATTACGGTGATGGAAAAAATCACCCATACATATGCATGTCTCGGCACCGCGCAAGTCGGCCTCTGCAATTAACCAGTCTATATACTCAACACAATCATCTAGGTGTGTTACTGAATTATGCTTCAAACCTAAATGTATGTCAGAGAATACAATAACCTTTTTAAACATGTTAGAGTGGGTCATCTTTTGCAGATTCCTGTGCATCTTCTCTTAGATGTCTAATTTCATTTTCTAATGCTAGTTGGCGTGAGAAACTTGGACTCGAGCCACTATCGATTAATAAATCATCGCGCAAATCCTGATTTTTCTTTTCTAAATTAAATACCCTAGTGAAACTATTAGAGACGCTGGATGTGTAATATGCAAACGGGTTATCTGATTTATACTCGTCGAACTGAAGACCCATCTGCGATAATTGTAACAGAGCTTGACCTTTCATTTCGTCTAAATATGTGTACGATCTCCAGTTGCCACGCTGCCCATATTTGTTTACCATTAAAATAAACATCTTAGCTAATTTATTTGTAATTGACCCGTGTTCTAAACTAAATTTACCTTTCCGTGTATGTGATCGCCCTACTTCTTTGGCTGTATTATTTTCGATGATATAATGTTTAAACGGGAAGAAATTGAGTTTCATGTAACTATCGGCTGTAGACTTTGGGTTTTTCTTGCGACCCGGTGCTAATGGTATATGATCGAACCCAAGTACGCGAAAAACCAAATCGTCTTGCAAAATTGTATCTGACTTAATTTTATACTCACTAAGGCGTGGTCTATCAGCCTTAGCAACATCGCCTGCATCTACTAGTGCGGATTCGTGTGCAATTGCAGCCATCCGGGCAGCTCTTGTTGCTTTTGCAGTTTCGATTGTTTCTGGCAAGAAAATATCATTTAAAGTTTCAACAATAACATCGTAGTCACTGTACTTTTGATCAGTGTATTCGCAGAAGGTGTTTTTACTCCTGTGAATTTCTTTAAGCATATCCTTATTATTTAAGTAATTTATTTTTTTAACAGGGAAAACAGATGTTACCGCTGGTGTAATATTGTCTTCATCCTCATCAAACTCATCAAAGTCTGTCATTAAGTTTCTCCTATAAACAGGGTTTCACTTATTATAACAACACTGTAAACGATAGTCAAACATTTCAGGATAAAGTTAGCTGTTTATGGTAGTGATAAATAAGCAAGTTAGGAGAACATCATATGCCACAACAAGATTTTAGAGCCAGGCTACAACCCAAGAGTTCATCTGCTGCGCTGGATATTCTGGGGGAGAACAACAGTGCTAATATCTTGTTTCCGTTATATTCTACTAACGGTGTGTTATTTCCTTATACACCGACAGTCTCAACAGGTAGTGTTGCTGAATATGAATCGACACCGTTTGTTCATTCGAATTACGGGTATAATTCATATGTGCGGTCGTACCCTAAGCCGATTAGCATTACTGCAGAGTTCACTGCTCAAACCGACGACGAAGCACTGTATTTATTGGCAGTTCTTCATTTCTTCCGCTCAGTGACAAAGTCGTATTTCGGTATTAATCCGTATAATAAAGCCGGCACGCCACCGCCTACTCTTATTTTTAATTATTTAGGTCAGTATCAGTTTAGTAATGTCCCTGTTATTGTAAAAACTTTTGATTACTCATATCCAGCAAATATCGATTATGTGCCAGTAAATACATCCGGTCTCGGCACCCAGTCTACATTTATTGAGAACAGAAAACTATCACTACCCGCAACAGCCTCAGCTGGTTATACATGGGTACCGACCCATATATCAGTTACAGTTGAACTTGATACACAGTATGTCCCTATTGATTTAAGGAATGATTTTAACCTCGACG